CATTGACTTACCGAACAAAAAATTGGGGATCTTTATTTCCTGGTAGTCAAATACAAATCTATGAGTGGGTAGAAAGCAATGTACTACCCAGTCAGTATGAAGCAAATGGAAACGACGGTGTTCCCAAGTATCTAGACAACAGTGCATACTCTGTGGTATCAACCGTGGATCCTTCTACTGGAATTATAACACAGAAGTACTATTATTGGGTTAGAGGAAAAACATCAGTCAACACACTAGAGGCCAAGCGGTCGTTAAGCATAACTTCTATGGAAAGTTATATATTAGCACCACGAGACCAGGGTATTCCTTATATTGCACCAATAGCACCAGACAGTTTTGCAATTTACAACGTACTTGAATTTTTACAAGGTGACAATGCTATTCTGCACCTGGATCTGGCCAAAGACAAAAGCGAAAATTTAATACACAGTGAATTTCAGCTGATTCAAGAAGGGAATCCTGGCCAGCGTTTTCCAGAAAAAATAATTAGAAAATTACGAGAAAGTCTGGTAGGATTTGACACACTGGGCTCTACTGTGCCTAATCAAAATTTATCTGTTCAAGACAGGTTGGGTTTGTCTGACAAACCAAGACAGTCAATGTTCTCTAATAGACTGGCAGCAGTTGAAACATTTGTTAAAACAGTCAACGCTCTGTTGGTGCAAAACCCAATTCTGCTGTTGACTTCTCCGTCAACTTTATATCTGGCAGATCCGGTTCCTACCACGGGATTTGATGCACAATTAGATTCCCCACTGGAATTGAGCTACATAGATCCTGACACATTTGGAGATGGCTACCGGGTATTGATACCCAACAATGCAGAATATGATAATAAATGGACCATATACCAGTTTGAATCAGACACACAAGAATTTACAATTCAAGTAATTCAAAGTTACCAAACTTCATTATACTGGACTGCGTCTGACTGGTACAATGAATCTTATGATGCCGGAAGTAGGATGAATTATATTGTGGGCACATATGGTGATATTTTATCATTGAGTGTGATCACCGGCGACTATATAAAAGTTTTAGATAACGGAAATGGTCAATGGTTAATTTACCAAGTACAAGCTGATGGTTCGTTGCAATTACAAGCAGCACAAAATGCAACTATTCAAATTGACTCCAGTGTTTACGACCCGTCGGCTGGTGCAGGATTTGACACATCAGTTTTTGAAAAATCAGGAATTGGATTTGATCCTCAGGTTGGTTTAGAATTAGTTAATATTTTTAATAGTCTTTACGAAGAAATATTGATCAAAGATCTAAGTATACAGTTCAACCAGGTATTTTTCTCTATGGTGAATTATATATTCTTTGAACAAAAATCGCCAGACTGGATCTTCAAGACCAGCTTCATTGATATCTACCATCAATTGAGGAATTTAGAACAGATACCAAATTATGTCAAAGACAATCAGAGCTTTTACGAGGATTACATCAACGAGATTAAACCTTACAGAACTAAAATTAGAGAATATGTGCCCATATACGAAAGCATAGACACGTCACCTCAGTCCTGGACTGATTTTGATTTACCTAGCAGATATAATACTACTACAAATACATTTAATTCGCCTGATGTTGATAATCCTGCAGATCTTGCATTGCTGCAGCAAACTCCTTATGCAGAATGGTATAACAATTATACCTTGCAAGTGGCAGATTACATAATTGGCAATGCTGGAGTTGGATTCACAGTTGTGCCCAATGTACAAATTACCGGCGGTGGCGGCACTGGTGCAAATGCAATTGCAACAATTAATCCTACTACCGGAAAGTTAACTGGTATCACTGTGATTGCTCCGGGTGATGGGTATACCTCGACCCCAACTGTGTATATAAATGGAGTAGGATCAGGCGCAATAGTGTACCCTTCAATGAAGAATGAATACTATGCAACGTCTCCAAATCTGAGCTATAGTTTGACTAGAAGCATCACCACCAGTTTAAAATTTGATAGAACAGAGTTCACTAGTAATCTAGTTACTTGGCAACAATACACCACGTATGCAAATACTGTAATTTCCGGAACAGGTAGCAATATATGGGTTTCAAGCGGTAACATTGTAATTTACAACAACGAAGCGTTCCTGGCCCAACTGGCGTGGGATCAAGGCGATCGTGGTATATTTGATTACACACTGTTTAATAAAATAGATTCAAGTAACGTGTTACTTCGTGCCACAGACAGAATAGAAACTTATTATCAACCAGTTACTGGTATGCCAAGCCGCCGACTGTCAGAATTGATTTACGGAATTGATTATCCAGGCGTTGAAGTTGTTGGTCCAATCTTTACAGCCAATAGTTTTGAAATTACTAGTAACATAATTAGCTTTAACTATACTGGAGCCAACATAACCAGTGCTAATACGCAACAGGTTAATTTTATTGACCTAGGGTTTGAGCTTGATCAGTCTATCAAAATACAATCATTTGTACCGTTTGACTTTATGAACAATGGATTCTTTAAGATTGTCACTGTTGAACGAGATTACATGACTCTGACAAGCGGTGAAGTACCAATTGAAACAACATATAAATTGACTGCCAACACTGGTCTGACAGTCAATGCTGGGGACGTAATAACGCAATGGGATTATAGCAGCGGTCACGCAGCAGCAGCCAGTGCATATGTATTACAAGATGCTGTTAACTCAACATCAATTGATATTATACATAGCCATACAGGGTTTAATTTAACATCGGCCAACGTTATTCAAGTTAACGGGGCAAACACAGTCAGTTATATTCAATCAATTGTGGCTGGCGGTATGGCCAACGTAAAAATTAGCTATTTAGAGTTAGAAACTTCTGTTATTGATTCTAATATCTACAGCACATATCTTGACACAGCTTTGGGGACCAGACCAGAGGACATCAATGTCACCGGTGGTGCTTATGTGGATGCATACAGCAGTCATGCTCCTGAGGAATTGGTACCTGGCAGATTGTACGACACGTTAGAAATGCGGGTGTTTACTAATACCGTTGCAAATAGTGCCACATACGGCTTCAGAGTTTTTCATCCAATGAATGACTTTAACCAGCTGCTTCCAAACGTTCCAAGTGGAAATATTTCGTTTACCAGAATAAGTTCCAATAGTTCAACCAGCTTGTCTTCAAATTTAGCAGTGTCAGACACGGTAATCTATGTGACTGATGCCTCGGTGCTAGAAGAGCCGTCACCTATAGAAACTGTACCGGGTACGGTTTTTATCAATGGTGAAAAAATCCATTATTATCAGAAATATGATGATGCAAAAATAGCAATGGCCACAATGTGGGAAGCCAATACAGCCTACGCAACAGGAACACTGATATCTAATATTGGCAGTAACGTTTATCTGGTATTGGGTAATGTTTATGCAAACGCAACAGGGTATATCAGCAATTCAAATATACAATTGGTGCAAACAAACTCAATAACTCAATTGCGTAGAGGAGTTGACGGTACAGGGGCACCTGGGTTGCACGCCGCAGGCACTTTGGTGGTCAGTGCTAGCCTAGATCAATTTATTCCAAATGCAGCCGTTACTATAGTAAAAACAACATTTAATTCTAACGTAACATCAAATGTAAGCTATCGGTTAACACTAGGATCAAACATAACTGCAAACATTGGTGATTATATTACTCAAGCCAATAATGCTTCTGCCAACGCTCGGATCATTGGCGGCACTGTTGATGCATATAGATTGTACCTGTCCTCCAACATTACAACATCTGTGGGCAACGTGTTAACTCAAGCAGGCACATTAGCAAATGCCACAGTGGTGGCTGCAGTCAATGACTCCAATGAAATTTTTGTTACCCCCAATGACGGGTTTACAATCTCAGGTGATGCAATTTCTATTAGTGGTAACGTGACAGGAACAACTATACAGCAGATTGTAAAAGATGTCATAATTAACGACACTATTTTTGCAATTGAACGGGTATCGGGTAATTTACTAGTACCTAATGCAAATGTAATTTCAATCAATGGTGTTACAACTACAGCAAATACTAGCACTATTTCAATTCTGGGTGAAGTTAGAGCAAACGGGAATGTAATATTAGGCAGCGTGTACATACAGCAATCAAATCTTTGGATCCCGTACGGAACAGGCGCAGGATTAGAAAATAGTACTACAGCAGCAGCAACATTTATTAAAGCGGAGCCTAGTTATACACCATGACAACACCCCAGATAAATAATAATATGGACAAAAATATGGAACAAACACAAGTTAGCGTAACAGAGCAAGTGCCCAACGAAACCGGCGGCATGGTAATACAAGGGCATATAAAGATCTTTGACCCAGAATCTGGCGAAGTTTATATTGATAAACGAAATGCTATTCATTATGAAAATTTGTCTGAATCCATTGCATATACACTAGCAAACAAAGGGCAAAGTTACATATACGAAATGCACTTTGGGAACGGTGGTACCAGCATTGATCCAACTGGTATTATAAATTATCTACCTTCAAACACAAACACCAGCAACAGTAATTTATACAATCCAACTTTTGCAAAAATTGTTGATGATACTAGTACTCTAAACGCAGATCCTACCCGAAACAAGATTGAAATCCGACATACTCCGGGCAGAGTTTATTCAGATATTGTAATAAGTTGTCTACTAGATTATGGAGAGCCCAGTGGTCAAGCAGCATTTGACAACTCCACAACATTGAACGAAACATATACCTTTGATGAGTTGGGATTAAAAGCACGCAGCACTGATGGTAGTTCTGGACTGACTACTACTGGAAAACTTTTAACACACGTGGTGTTTCATCCAGTACAAAAAAGTTTAAATAGACTTATTCAAATTGATTACACTGTACGAATTCAAACTCTGACCAATTTAAGTAGTATAGGATAGTACAATGGCATATATTATCAGTAAATCCAACGGAACAGCTATTACGGTATTAGATGGCACCAAAGACACTACTAGTACCAGCATAACTCTGCTTGGCAGACTGTCTCAAAATTACGGTGATCAAACAAACGAGAATTTCCTACATATACTAGAAAATTTTGCGCTTACCACCAGCCCAGCAAACCCAATAGCAGGTCAGTTGTGGTATGATACTGGGTTGGACAACATAAAAGTCTACACAGGAACAAACTGGATAATAGTAGGCAGCAATATACAAGGAAACGTTGCACTAACTGGTAATTTATTTGTTGGGCCAAATAGCTTTCAAATACAAGATCTTGGCAATGTTACAATGACTAACAGTGTCAACAATGGCAATATTAGTTTTTATGCCAATGTTGCTGGTACTAACACACAAACACTTTATATCAACGGTAGCACAGGACTGTTAGAAATTGCCGGTAATGCCGTTGCAGATTTTGGGATACCAACCAAAGTTTATGTTGACTCTCTGCTTGATCAAATCACTGCATCCCTGGATTCCACATACACTGCTAATATTGCTGCTATCAATGCAAATTTAGTAGTCAGAACACAAACAGACAACGAGCTTCTAAACAAAATTACTGCAGCAAATGCTGAAATTCTTAATAGAGCAACAGTATCCAGTGTTAATTTAATTAACAGTGATCTGAGTTCGGCTATCACATCTAATCTTACTGTAGCTCTTAACACAATAACTGCTGCAAATGCATCCATGGTATCAGCCAACCTGGATATGAAAAATTATGTTGATGCAATTACCAGCGCAAACAATATTTCGCAGCAAAATCAACTTGGTTCTAAAGCGCCAATTAGTAGTCCAACATTCACCGGAACTCCTACTGCTCCTACTCCCGCTGTGTCGGATAACTCCACCAGAATAGCTACAACAGCGTTTGTGTATAGCCTTGCTAGTTCACTAACAGGCCAGCAAGGTCTTACTGGTGCCACAGGCACCACAGGCCCAGCAGGTGCTAGAGGTCCAACCGGACTCACTGGTCCTCCTGGGTCACCTGGTGCTACTGGGCCGCAAGGCCCGGCAGGTGCAAGTGGTTTGGTTGGTGGATCTGATGGCCAGGTGTTGTATAATAATTCTGGCGTCGCTAGTGGTAGTACCAACCTAAGTTTTGATGGCACTACACTTCGTCCAGCTGGTATACTAACAGCAAACTACAATTTTGCTACGTACACCTCTTGGGCTTATCGAGCCTCAGATACCACAGTGAGTCTTTTGGTTGGGACTGCAATTAACCCGCCAGAACGATTCTACGTGAATCCGCTAGGTGCAGGATTTAACTTGTCATCAGTAAGTAAAATTGGTGGCGGAACATTTGGGTCTTACTCTGATGCCAGATACAAACAAGATATTACCAATTACACAGCTGGCCTAGCTGAAATAAATCAACTGGTTCCAAAAAACTACAGATACACTGCCGAATTCATGCAGGCAGACAACCCGTCGCAAGAATTTGTTGGACTGATTGCACAAGAGCTAGAAACTACTGATTTTGCAAACTCAGTGACTGAGGATGCCATGGGGTATAAAATGGTTGATACCAATCAGATTATATACGCACTGATAAACTCAGTTAAAGAACTTAGTACCAAAGTTGATGAGATGACAGAAGAAATAGCAGTGCTAAAAGCCAAGGTCTTCTTTGGGTTGAACATTTAACAGTGGTTGGGATTTGCACATTGTTGCATAATGAAAACATAAAAAAACACAGCATAAATAATGCAGTTGGAGAACATAAAAAATGGCTTATAATATAAATTTATCAAACGGTACCGCACTTATCACTGGTGGTTTGACTGATGGTACAATTGATACAACAAATTCAAGTTTGACTCTGGTAGGTAAAAATTACCCCGGATACGGTGTATTTTTAAATCAAAACATGGTACAGTTGATGGAAAACTTTGCCAAGTCATCAGCACCAACTGCCCCTTTACCAGGCCAGTTATGGTGGGATACTGGGGGAAAATACATAAAAGTTAACACCGCCACAGCCAAAGGAACAGCATCTGCTGCCTGGAAAACTATAATCACAATGACGCCAAGCAGTAGTGCTCCTAGCAGTCCGGTAACCGGCGAGCAATGGTGGGATACAGTCAATTTACAACTAAAAGTTTGGAATGGCACATCTTGGGCAATTATTGGTCCAGCAGGTACTAGTACCACTGGTAACACTGGTGCAGTGCCTGATACCATTGTTTCAGCAAGCCCTGCAGCCACGTATGTTGTGTTAAAATTCTATATTGATAACACTTTGGTTGGTATTTGGAGCAAAGAGGCCAGCTTTACTACAGCGACCGCTGGCTTTGCAGTTATTAATCGCGGCTTAAATTTAAGCACCGCACTAAATCAGGCTTTTTACGGCAATGCAGATGTAGCAAACAGTTTAAATGTGTCCGGAGTTGGCATTCCAGCAGCAAGTTTCTTGCGTAACGACCAGTCCGGAGTAGTGAATGGATCAGTTACCTTTACAAACGACACTGGTATTAAATTTGGAGCAGACAGCGATTTTGAGGGCTTTGTCAGCAGCAGTGATGTAACACTACGAAATGTAACCAATAATGGTAATTTAATTTTAAGCGTTAAATCAGCAACAGTTAACACTCCGTTCCTTAAAGGTAACGCAACGTCGGGTCTAGCAGAA